ACTATTAGTCAGTCTATAGTAAGGGTCCTAGGTTGCATTTGCTCTTTTAAGTTTTTATTCTTTTGGGTACATTAGTGATAAATACTTATTGACATAGGAAGATATTAGTGTATAATAGATTCATGTGTCAAAAATTGTTTTTAACAAAAACTACACTAGTGAGACTTCGGTCTTGCGACAACTAAACGAAAGCTAAAATTAAAGCACATTATAGGAGAAACAATATGGCAAGTCTAGCTGACATCCGTGCCCGTCTCGCGGCACAAGAAAATAAATCGACAGGTAATAATTACCCACAATCTGATGGAGCGATCTATCCGCATTGGAAAATGGACGAAGGTGCATTAGCATCTATGCGTTTCTTGCCCGATGCTGATACAGGGAACTCTTTCTTTTGGATTGAAAGACAAGTCATCAAACTACCATTCAATGGTGTTAAAGGTGATATAAACTCAAAACAAGTAACTGTTCAAGTTCCTTGCGTAGAGATGTTTGGGGAAAATTGTCCTGTACTAGCGGAAGTTCGTCCTTGGTACAAAGACGAAACTCTAAAAGAAATGGCTAACAAATACTGGAAGAAGAGAAGTTATCTCTTTCAAGGCTTTGTACGTCAAAACCCTATCGGTGAAGATGAAACACCTGCGAACCCAATTCGTAGATTTGTTATCTCTCCACAAATCTTTACTCTTATCAAAGCATCATTGATGGATCCAGAAATGGAAGAGTTACCAACTGATTACGTTCGTGGACTTGATTTCAACATTAAGAAAACGACTAAAGGTCAGTATGCTGATTACTCAACATCAAATTGGTCACGTAAAGAATCTGCATTGACTGAAGTAGAACAAGCGGCTATTGAAGCAAATGGTCTATTCAATCTAGCAGACTTCTTACCTAAGAAGCCAAGTGAAGCAGAACTCAGGGTCATCAAAGAAATGTTCGAAGCATCAGTAGATGGTCGTCCATACGATGTTGACAAATGGGGTGCATACTATCGTCCATACGGTATTCAAGCACCAGCGAGTGCGTCACAAGAAACTGCTCCAGCAGAGTCTGTAGCGACACCAGCACCAGCACCAGCGGCACCTGCTCCCGTAGCAGAAGCGGCACCTGAGGCAACTCCTGCTCCCGTAGCAGAAGCGGCATCTACAGATACATCTAGCGATAAAGCACAAGACATTCTAGCAATGATTCGTGCAAGACAAAGCAATAGCTAGTAGATCGACAACGGGAGAGTGAAATATCTCTCCCAACTTTGATAGGAGATTTATATGACCATACCAACTGAGAGGTATAGAGCCCTCAAACAAGGTACTAAATTATTAGAAGAACTATGTGACCCTGGCAAAACGCCTAGGGTTCCCAGTCTCATTAGAGACAGGGCAAGAAGCATATTAAGGCATTTTCCACACGATTTAGAAATTGACGAAATCGCAGAAAGTTGCCCAGATATAGTTGACAAACCTTCTAATTCTGATAGAATCATTAACAAACAATCAATACGATAGGAGTATATTTTGGCTAAACCATTTGACGTGTCTAAATTTAGAAAAGACATAACAAAATCCATTGACGGCTTGTCAATAGGATTCAATGACCCAACGGATTGGGTTAGTACTGGTTCATTTGCATTGAACTATCTTATCAGCGGAGACTTTAATAAAGGAGTCCCTCTAGGTAAGGTAACCGTTTTTGCAGGAGAATCAGGAGCAGGCAAATCTTATTTTGCCGCAGGCAACATTGTTAAATCAGCACAAGATCAGGGTATCTTTGTAGTCTTAATTGACACAGAGAATGCACTTGATGAAGCATGGTTACATGCACTTGGTGTGGACACTTCAGAAGAAAAACTTCTTAAGTTAAGCATGAGTATGATTGATGATGTAGCAAAAACAATATCAACCTTTATGAAAGATTATAAAGCAATGGAAGACGGTGAACGTCCTAAAGTGTTATTTGTAATTGACTCATTAGGTATGATGTTGACACCAACCGATGTCGATCAATTCGACAAAGGTGACATGAAAGGTGACATGGGTCGTAAGCCCAAGGCACTAACATCATTAGTCAGAAACTCTGTTAACATGTTCGGAAGTTATAACGTTGGACTTGTTGCAACTAATCATACATATGCATCACAAGATATGTTTGACCCAGATGATAAAATATCAGGTGGTCAAGGCTTTATCTATGCATCAAGTATTGTTGTTGCTATGAAGAAGATGAAACTGAAAGAAGATGCGTCAGGGAACAAAATTTCTGATGTAAGAGGTATTCGTGCAGGATGTAAAGTAATGAAGACTCGTTATGCAAAACCTTTCGAGGGTGTGCAAGTGAAGATTCCTTACGAGACTGGTATGAATCCTTACAGTGGACTAGTAGACTTGTTTGAGAAAGCAGGAATTCTAGTTAAAGAAGGTAATCGTTTGAAGTATATCGCACAAGATGGTACTGAGATTAAGCAATTTAGAAAGCCTTGGGAAGCAAATGCAGAAGGTTGTTTGGATTTAGTAATGACTGAATACTCTGATGTTAAAGAGGCACTCGATAAGTTAAATAACGAGGAAGCACTTAAACTTGAAGAGGAAGAGGTATAATGAATTTAAATGACTTAGCAACGGTCTGGCATCTGATCAGACCAAGTATAGAAGACGGCGACCCAAAAGAGGCCGCTGACCTTCTAGTAAATCATCTTACTGATGATGGCATGTCTGCAACAGAAATCAAAAAAGCATTTGGTAACGATGAAGAAATCATTGAAGCCTTATCATACTTTTCTGATGAAGATGTAGATGCCATCGAAGAAGATGAAGATACTATTGATACCGAGGACGACTGGGATTAAACTAATGACTGTAATGAAGCCAATGGCAAGTGATTTTACTGACTTGAAGAAGTATGTTAAAGAAATGCAGGCGTATTATGTATCACGTGGAAAGTCACCTTATAAAGTGGCACTCCATGTTTACAAGGAAGCAGGTATCTATTCTATTCAGGATTTGTTAGATCATAGAACAAACAATCCTTGGAGTAGAGTCGATCTATGAATTGGTACACCCGCATAAGCCATGACTTAGCAGTCATACCTGACTTTATTGCTCACTATGAAAATGAGTTGATAGGGTCTAAGGTAGATGTTAGAGTGACTGGATTAGTTGAAAGACAGATTACAGCACTCCCAGGCATAACAGAACATCGTTTCAATCAATTACAAGAGATTGAAGCGGTGCTCAATTTGCTTAACATCAAACTACGTAAAATACGTAGAGGATACTTTCAGAAGTACTTAGAGAAGTATCAACGAGCATTAACCTCACGTGATGCTGAAAAGTATGTAGATGGTGAAGATGAAGTCATTGACTTTGAATATCTAATCAATGAAGTAGCCCTGTTGAGAAACAAGTATTTGGGCATTATGAAAGGATTAGACGCAAAACAGTGGCAAATGGGGCATGTGGTACGTCTTAGAACTGCTGGAATGGAAGATATTACAGTAGATTAATCGTAAGTCATTGATTTTACAAAGCAAATAACTGTAAAATAAATGAAATAATGCTTGACTTTGGTACCAAAACCCCGTATAATACATGTATGTTAAATCAAAAAGCAACTAAAATTATTTCAATTATTTTTGCCCAAAGGCTTGACATTGCTACTCAACGGTAGTATAATAGAATCTTACACACTGACACTGAGGTAAATATATGTCTACAATTAATGTAAAATACGGAACTTACAGGAACCAACCTGTAGTTGATCAACAATTCACTCTCGTTAAAGGCTTCACAGAAGGCAAACGTGGTGGATATATCACTGTTAAAAACGAGGGACAATTTCCTCAGTTTAACATTGCGAATGTAAAAATTCAATTAAACAACATCAATGATGTTCAATGGGGAACGGAGAATCCGATCATGGGCGATTCAACAATTGCTTTTCAACCTGCTGTAGTAGAGTCTGATGCTGATGCAATGGACAGAATCAAAACTAGATTTGATATCTTAGACGATATGTCTAGGGCTACAATCGGTGGCGACATTAGAGCAATGATCGTAAGTGGTCCTCCAGGCGTAGGCAAGTCTTACGGTGTTGAGCAACAAATGGAGAAGGCTTCATTGTTCGATCAACTGACTAACAGCAGGACTCGTTACGAGGTTGTCAAAGGTGCAATGACTGCTCTAGGTTTATACGCAGTTCTTTACAAGTACTCAGATGCTAAAAACGTTTTAGTGTTTGACGATTGTGACTCTGTATTTGCTGACGATCTTGCCCTTAACATTCTTAAGGCGGCACTTGACTCAGGTAAGTCTAGGAAGATTTGTTGGAACTCAGACTCAAGTCTGTTAAACAGAGAAGGCATTCCAAACTCATTTGAGTTCAAAGGTAGTGCAATCTTTATTACTAACTTGAAGTTTGAAAACATCAAGTCTAAAAAGTTACAAGATCACTTAGAGGCTTTACAGTCTAGGTGTCACTTCTTGGATCTTACTATCGACAATGACCGTGACAAGATGTTACGAATCAAGCAAGTTGATAGAGACTGCACAGATGGATTGTTCGGTGACTACAATTTTGAGAATGGTGAAGGCGACTTGATATTTGCTTTCATGGAAGAGAACGCACACAAGTTAAGAGAAGTCTCAATGAGAATGGCTCTTAAGATTGCTGACTTGTTTAAGATCCAGAAGAATGACAACTGGAAGGTGTTAGCAGAATCAACGTGTATGCGTAGAGTTTAAACTCTGTGTCAGGAGTTGAGGGGCGGTCTTCGGATC